ATGAGTTTGAGGGCCACATAATCGCAGAGGAACTGCTAAATGTAATTCCGTTAGTTGCATCATCTGCAAAGTAAACACGACCACCAGAAGTCCCAATACTCCCCACAGGTGCGCCGCTTTTGCGGAACTCAACAATATCGCCATCCGTATCTAGTTTGTTGAAGTAGGCCGATAAACCTGTGCTAGCAACTTGGATGTTCTGCGCACCAGCGATGCGTACACCTTGAGTTGTGCCTGTTTGGTTTGCAACATTGCTATCAGTAGTCCCCACCAGCAAGTTACCGCTGCTGTCGATGCGCATGCGTTCTGAAGCGCCAGTATTAAACGCAAGAGTGTTGTTTCCAGGCCATTGAATATAAGTATCTGTATCATCTTTATGGCGTATTAAGTCTGCGTACACGCTGCCACTGAGGTGGATGTCTTTGAAGCGCAGTGAAGATGTACCTAAATCCGTTGCAGCATCAGCAGATGCACCATTCCTGCGTGGAGTTATACGTCCCTCACTTGATCCGTCACCGCCAAATTGTAGACCCGCAAACTGTGATCCACCATCAATATAAATGGTTGCACCACTAGCTGACCCAATACTCCCCACAGGTGCGCCGTCTTTGTACAGACCCAAAATTGTCCCGTCTGATGTCAGTATGTTCAATTCCGCAGGGGCGTTTCCATTAGAAGTAGCGATAACAGTACCAACACTGGACAGCCGTACACCCTGAGTTCCAAATGCAGTTGTCGCTTTACCCACCAGCAAGTTACCGCTCGCATCGAGGCGCATGGCTTCTGAAGAGCCTGAACCACTAGCATCTGTAATGCTAAACTTTAATTGTGGCCCTCCTTCAATACTTGCAGCACTAGAAGTTGCACCTATGTTTATGTAAGAAGGTGAAGTTGTTGTTCGGATAACCTCAACATAATTGTTTGCTGTAGTGTTTCCAAAACGACCAACAACGCCAGTTCCACTCACATACGCAGAGCCAGACAGGTAGAGGTCTTTGAAGCGGGCATTAGATTTGCCCAAGTTAATTGCCGCATCTTCGTTTGCACCATCGCTAATATCATATGGTGTGATCTCGTTTAGGCCATCTTGAAATAACAAACCTGTGTTGCCTTTGCCCAGTGCCATGTAAGCACCAGCAACACTCCCAATACTCCCCACAGTGGTGTTGTCTTTGCGGAACTCAATGATGTTGCCATCACTGTTTTTACGGTTCATTAACATGCCAATAGTGCCGTCTGATGTTGGCTTTAATATGCCATTTGCATCAATAGTTAATCCCGCTGTAAGAATACTGCTACTCGTCTTACCCACCAGCAAGTTACCGCTCGCATCCAGTGTCATATCAGGATTTGTACCGTCAGGCGTCCAGCGGCACGAGCCGTCTGAATTGATGCGCATGGCTTCTGTGGTAGCTGTCCCAACACGCATTGAATTGTCTGAGTGGCTATATTGGACATAACCAGCAAAGTTTGAGCTACTGTCCTTAAAGAACAAATTACCTGTAGATGAAGTACCTGAGTAAACCGTTAAACCTTGATTGCCAGAACCTTGCCCAACCAGAAGATCATCAGCGGCGGCGTCCCCTGCCGATGTAGACCCCCCTATAACAAGTTGCTCCGCAGCCGCATCCCAGAAGAACTTTGCAGTGGTGCCTGTGTCCTCGTAGAAGCTGATGTCGCCGCCACCTGTTATTGTAAACGACTTCCCTCCTGACATGGCTCTGGGGTAAACTGAAAATGTATCAGAAGATGCCCCGATACCGCCACCAAAAGTTATTGCACCGCTTTCTGATGCAGTCCCTCTGAATTTCAACCTAGCTGTACCCGATGCGTGATCATTTGAAATAATTATAGAAGATGCTGCGTCACCGTAAACTGTGCTAGAATTGTTTGCTGTAGTATCAAACGTTGCAATAGTGGAGGTACTACCTGCATCCACAGTCAGCCCATCGCTGGTCAAAGTCCCAGTGATGTCTACACCTGTGCTGGTGGTGGCGAGTTTTAGTGAGCCATTGTAAAATAGTCTTACATCAGAACCATCATTGAAAGTTGCGATATTCGCAGTATTGCCAGAGTTGTTTATGACAACATTTGTGCCTAACAGCTTTAAATTACCTGTGCCGCCATCGTAAATAATACTATCCGACCCATCATGGTAAATCTGTAGGTCAGACCCTGCGCCGAAGATGGCTTTACCATTATCAGCGAATGTAGCATTTCCAGTTACGCTGATGCCTGTGCTGGTGGTGGCGAGTTTCGCGCTATCTGCATACGACAGTGTTCCGGCAGCGGTCTTACCGCCGATCGCGTTGATGATCGTGTCGAGGCTGTCAAAGTCTGTGTTGATCTTCGTCCCCCACGTATCCTCTGACGCGCCTACCTCTGGCTTCGTTAAGCCATATGCCGTTGTTGTCGTATCTGCCATGTCATTCTCCTATGCCGCATCGGCCCAAGTTTCGCTTGAAGCTGATGCCGGTGTCCAATCCGTCGATGTGGGGGATACAGCCGACCAGCTTTCTGGCGTGCTGCCTGCATCTTGCCACGTTTTGCTGTTTTCCGCAACAGGCGTCCACGTCTCAGGCGTGTCAGGTTCAGGCTCCCACTTCTTGCGACCATTTGCGACCACAGACGCCGCGCACACGATGGTCGCGCTGTCACTCTGCACGCGGTTGCATGTGGCGCTGACAGTTGCTACGCAGGCAGCGGTGGCGCTGTCCTCGAATATCGCAACGGCGCTTGCCGTTGTGGACGCCTGCACAGCAATCGCAGCAGCGCCATCACGAACCCTCTCAGCAGACGCAGCAACAGATGCAGCAGCGGATATGGAAGCGGAGCCAATATGCACGCGCTCAGCCGCAGCCGTAACGCTGGCAGACGCCGCAATCGTGGCAGACGCCTCCCTGACGCGCGTGGCAGACGCGGCAACAGTTGCGGCGACGGCAATGGTGGCGCTGCCCTCTCGAACGCGATCAGCAGCAGACGCGGTGGTCGTAACCGTCTCAATGATCGACGCCGCGCCGCGAACGCGCACAGACGCAGCGGCGGTGGCAGACGTGACGGCAACAATGGAGGCAGCGCCAATAATAGCGCCGTCCAAGCCGTAGTTGTAGCTGCCGTAGGTGCTTCGCCCGTAGCCGCTGCGATACGTCATTAGTCTAGCGTGATGTCGAGATCGCCCGCAGGAATGCGGAACACGTCGCCGGTGTCAATCGTCTTGCTGGTGGTCAGGTTGGCGTAGGCCAGCAGATTGCCGCCAGATGACGCGTCAAATATGCCGACAGCAACAACGGTGCCATAGCCCGCCGTGGCAACAGGCCACTCTTCAGCGGATGTGTTTGACGCGGTGTTGCCTGACACGGTGAACGCCGTCGCTTGGCGCGCGTAGCCCCCGCCAGATACCTCTGTGCCGCCGCCAGTATCGTCAGGCGCAACAGTGTATAGCGCGGTGTGCCACTCGGTCGGGCGTGTCGCGCTGTCGGTGGTAAACGACCATGTTAGAACGGTTGTCTCGAAGGTGTTGGTGAAGCTCATCTCAATACGCCTTTATCTTCATGCGGCGACCAGACCCGCCGAATTTCGCTTTATCATTGTCTGCGTTTATACCACCAATCGCGTTCGCATACAAAGATGACCACACTTGCAGGCGCGCATCGTCTTTTAGATACGGCGCAGAATGCGATAGAGCGCCATACAAATACGCGTCGGGGAAGTATTCCAACAGCCAGTTAGACGTGTTGCTGTCAGACAGCGCGCCGATCTTGGCGTAGTAATATAGCTCCGTCGCATATGTGCCATCGGGAACGGGGAACACCTCGATCTCGCCAGCCGTAATCGCGTAGTAGCGTGGCTCGTATGTTGCATTGGCCGTGCGCTGCTTGCGCTCCAAAAGCTGAAACTGGCTCATAAGCTCAAGCGGCTGCGTGTTGCCGGAGGTAATATACATCCGTATAACCTCGTAGAAGTCAGACGGCACGGCGCTATACTGCGTATCGATGTTGGCGTTGGCGCGCTTCTCCTGACGCCAGTGGCGTATCTGGCGATTCATGTCTGCCTCAGCCAGCGAAATAAACGTCGGGATGACGCTCGTCAGGTCATCGCGGTCAAGGAAGTCGCCTATGCTGGATTGCAGCTCTGCGTATGTTGTAATTGCCATCTAACAATCCCATGCTTTGCGCGACCAGTAGTTGGCGCTTAGTTTGCTTGACTTACCCTTGATGCCGCCGGAGCGTGCGCAGTAGGACGCCTTGCGTTTGGGCTGATCCTTCTTGATAGACATATTAGGATCGCCAAAGTTAATTTTCTTTACCGTGTCGCCCTCAACAGCAAGCACCTCAAACTTCTTTGGCCCGCCACGTCTAGGTTTATTTACCGCAGAAAACCCGTGGCGCTTCTTGGCTGCTGCTATTTTTTCTGACTTGGTGCGGGGCATTACATACCACGCCCTTGAGACTTAATTTGATTTAGCGTCTGGATAAACTGTTGCCCTGACATTCTATCAACAGCGGTTTGACCAAGCTGAGAAACCATTATTCTAAACGCATCATCGTCTGTCATCGCTATAGGCATGCCAGCTTGTGGGCTTGGCCCCTGCAATGCTGCGCGCGCTGCTTGCGGCATAGGGATTCCCATTTGCGGGCTTGGCTTGCCTAATGGCATAGGCATCCCGCCTTGTGGGTTTGGCCTGCCAATAGGTAAAGGAATACCGCTTTGTGGGTTTGGCATGCTTTGCGCTGGACGCGTTTGCGGTCTAACTTGCGCTCGACCAGCCCCGCCGCCGCGTGTCACTGTAGGACGTGGGGCAGCTTTTGGCGCGATGCTTTCATCCGGCGCAAGCAAGCCACGCATTTGGCGCAATTTGCGCATACGCTCTTCATCTTCTGACCCATATGGCGTTGCAAGAGCATTGGCCAGCACAGAAAATATACCGCCGCCCTCAAACTTATCGCCCATCTTGCCTTCGCCGTATCCACCGCCGTCGATCATATCAATAAAGTCTAAAAATTTATCTGCCATGCTATTTCTTCTTTGCTGTCTGCGCTGATTTCTTAAACGCCTTCGCGGTAGGCGCGCCCTTGCTGCCTACCTTGCGCATCTTCTCGCCAGACCCAGCAGCAATGCGCTTACGCTTTGCGTGGATGTTTGCGTATAAACCTTTCTTCGGCATCCTATGCTCCTTCGCCCCACTGGACGCATTGATAATCGGTTGCGCGATATGCAGGAAACATCTGCCGCGCGTATTCCAGCCCGCTCGGTATGGACTGTATGCACTGGCTCTCGCTCTGCATCACAGGGCTGCCAAACGAAAAGCAGTTACCCTCGACGCTGCAAAGCAAAAGCAGCGCCGTCCACATCACTAATAAGCGCCCCTGCGCTTCTTCGCCATACACGTTCCAGCGCGCTTGCATGCGGCGGGTGTCGGGCAGCCCTTACAAGGCTTAAACTTCGGTGCTTTCATCAAAACAATCTCCATAAATTACGCGCAGCGTAACATATTGAGCAAGATTAGGCTATACCGCGCAAGTTTCTGCGTATCGCGCCACGCCAAGACATCATCGGGCCGGACAATGCCGTTGCCGCGTCCGACGCCATAGTCAGGCAAACAGCATCAGCTAAATCCGGCGAACGCAAGCCACGCTTGCGCATGCTGTCTTTGCTCTCAGCTTGCATCTTGCCGGACGAGGTAAAGCTATACCGTATGGCAGTTAGATCAGCCCGCAAGTCATCATCCTCCGGCAGCTTACACGAACGATCCTCTAGCCACGCCTTTGTCTTAAACCACAGCTCAGTACGCAAATTATTATACGTCTCGCCCATGCTGGGAGCCTCGGCAACATTCACACCACGCACAGGCGCGCCTAGCTCACGCAACCTATCAACTACACCAGCGCCAACGCCAATGCTATCCACAAGTATCTCATCAGGCTGCTGGCTGGGCGGCAACGCTTCATACTCAGCCATAACCCTGCCCACGGTCTGCATCAGATCCAAACCCTGCCACGACTTAACTTCCGTTATAACGTTAGACTCGCGCTTACAAAACGCTGTCCTATCGCTACCAAATCTTGCCGGATCTATGGCCCACACAGTCTTCGCATTCGGCGCAAGCTCAATATCACGCTTCATAGCACTCTCCACCAAATGATACGGCACAATCGTATCATCGTCGGCAAGAGGAAAATCACCCATTACCCTTATCAAAAACGCGTTAGATTGTTCGCCGTATCTCACGCGCATCTCGTCAACAAACTCTTCCGACACCAGCGGGCTATCCACGCAGGACCACCGACGCGTCCACCAGCTAGATGCCATCTTCGTTTGGCTTTCGTAAAACGTTCCGCTGGATCTGGTCGGGTTAGACAAAAGTATCGTGGTCGCGTTGTGGCCCGACATTGATCCAGCAGCAGCCTCAAACACCTTTTCAGGCACACCACTAGCTTCATCAACAACCAGCAAAACATGCTCTGAGTGAACGCCAGCCAGCGCCTCCGGCGTTTCTGCACGGCTGGTACGGGCCGATATAAACGCCTCTGATGCAGCAGCGGCAAGCTCAACGCGATCCGACTTCACAGTAAGCAGCTGCGATATTTCCTTAGGCAGCTCATTTATCCAACGTTTAAGCTCGGCAAAAAGCGCATCAAAAAGCTGGCCGCTGGTTGGCGCAGTCACAACAACTTTATTCGGAAACCGCAGCAACAAAAACCAAAGCATGGCCCAAGACGCGGATGTGGACTTTCCCGTGCCATGACCAGACCTTACGCTAATCTTGCGCTCGCCAGCCGCAATGGCTTGCAAAAACTCTGCCTGATATGGCAGCGGCTCAGCGCCAAGCATCTCCCTAACAAAACGCACAGGATCTTGCGCGTACCGCGTCACAAAATCCTTCATCAGTTTTGCCTGTGCTTCACTCATTGTCTGGCTCCGGCGTGACGTCAATAATGCTTGACCTATTCTTACGCAGCGCATCCAAATGCATGTCGCCCAAGCTAATCGTCACCTGAGTCGAAGGCTTCGTGCCGTACCTGTCAGCGTTCGCAGAACCCGCCATAAACCGGCGATGATGAACACGCTCACGCGCCAAGCTAACGTCAGTCGATGATAGGTCAGGCTTGTGCGTGAGATCATCCAATATGGCCAAGCCTTCCTCAACAAAAGCATCGGCGCTGTCTTTCCTAGCGCGCTCCAAAGCCTCGCGATAATCCGGCACAGAATTAATGGCCGCGCTTAGGTAAGATCTGCTGCACTTATATTCTTCCGCAAGCTTGGCCAAGGTCACGCCTGATGCAACCTTGTCCGTTATGTAATCTATGCCACCGCGCTTGGCCACATCGCTTAGTATGCGCTTTTTTAACGCTCTGCCCGCCATTTGCTTTTCCCTAAATTTTGCAAAATTTTACGTGGGGCAGCGAAGGATGGCAAGGGGGGTGCAGGGGGGGTACGGGATTTGTGTGTGTGAGGGTATAATAATAACACTACCGGCGAAAAGCTTTGGCGGGGGGGGGCTTTGCGCCTGCAAGCTGTAAAAGCTGGCCGTGTTGCGTCTGGTGCATGGCCTTTATCGCATAATGTTTATTATGTTAAATTTATTGTATAACGATAACAATGCCTTAGCATTTTACGCCTACCTATGGTTGTATCATAGCTGCATTTTAGGTGCATCTTGACCAGCTGGTCAGCTTATAAAATTTGACCATTTGGTAAAAAATGCGTATTCGCGCGCGCGTCTGTGTGGTGACGCTTCACTGTGTTGCGCGTCACTTTTTTTGCATTTGATCGCATTTTATGCTTGCACTCTTTATATCTCCATGCTATCTATTAGATATCAACACAAAACAAGGAGAATAAGACAATGACAAAGGCACAAGATTTTTATGATTATGTGAAAGGCTTTTATGGTAGAGGCGGCATTTATGAGTTTAACGCGCCGCATAACGTCATTTATGTAGCTTGCTGCTTAGTTGCTCAGCGCAAAGACATTCCCTTTGACGGCGATACAGTAGACCGCGAAGCTGTACGCGAAACGCTTGAGCGCTTCGGATATTCCGAGATTACAGAACGGCCACTCTTTCATGAAAATCATGTTGAGCAGCGCGATTTATCAATTTCGATCTCAAGAGCATGACCCATCGCTTAGCAGCGCTTAACGGCGCTGCCTTGCCATGTGTCAAGCATGAAGCAAAAACAAAACACGGAGATAAAGAAGATGGAAAAAGCAAAACCAGAATGGACAGGAAATTTCACACCTAAAATGCATCAGCGCGTGCGCGTTAAAGTGAACAGCTTAGGCTTTGGCCGCATCACAGGCTTTTTCGAGGAATGCGGCTGGAAGGGCGTGATTGTTACACTTGAAGACGCGCCAGAATGGCATAAGCGCCACAGAGATAATGACCCGCGGTCATGGGTTTTTGGCCGCGAAATTGAGCTTGTAGACGATTGACCCATCGCTTAGCAGCGCTTAACAGCGCTGCCTTGCCATGCGTCAGTAAATTTACACTTGACCATATGATAGCAATAAGATATCACTAAGATATAACAACATAAAACACGGAGACAAATAAAATGAAAGTATTATCAGTCAACCTGCAAGACAACGAAATAGGCGCAAAGCGTGAGCGCGTCAATAACGGCTTTTCCAGTGAGCTGGCCGTGATAGAGCCAAAGACAGGCCGAAGTGTCGCAATTTTTCGCACCTATATCACCGGTTACACCTTTCATTGTTGCGCTTGGTTTCATAGCGCTGATAACCACGGGTCAGGCTATGGCAAGGCAACCGGCAGCGGCTACTGCAAGGAAAGCGCAGCAATAGACGAGGCCATTGCAAACGCTGGCATTGCCTTAGACAAACGCTTTGGCGGCCGTGGTGAAAGCGCTATACGCGACGCGGCTTTAGCCATCGGCCGCAAGCTTACCGGCAAGCGCAATTTGATTTTACATAAAGCTCACGGGTAGGCCACACAATGACCCGCCAAGAGCTTATCGCAATCATTAAATCAATTCGCCCGCATGACATTGCGGGCGGCATTGTCCTCTTTGCCGTGCCGATCATAGCGGCGATCATGTCAGGAGTTTTTTAAATGTTTGACAATATATCACAATATCCAAGCCAAGAACGCTACGAAGAATTGCGCAAAATCGTAATGACGCTAGATTTACGCGACAAAGCTGCCTTAATTGGCATGCTGTCATTTGGCGACGAATGCGAAGTTTTTATAGGCATGTTTGAAAATCATTGCATTACTGGCAAAATTGACGACGTGACGCTTAACGGCTTGTGCCTGCAAATAAATCTCGGAATGTCTAACTATAAAGATTTATCTGAGGAAAACGTTTTTGGTTATGCGCTTGCGCAGCGCGAAACTAGATTAAACCCACCAAAGAAACGCGGTAGACCGCGCAAATCAAAACAGGAGTCCAGCAAATGAGAGACGGCACATATTTTATTGATCTAATCGCAAAATACGAGCAACGCGCAGAAGTATTGCGCGGGCTTGATCCAGAGTTAATCAAGCGCGCAACAGCAGCGCAAGACGCGTTAAACGAGTTTTTCGAAGATATATACGAGATTGATTTTGATTTCAGATTATCAACAGCGCGCAAAATGCTAGAAGCGTCCCAGCGTTTAGAGAATTTTATTCATGATCTTGACGAAGATGAAATAGGCGTTGACGTTTATGCTTTAGTCTCCAGCGCGTCGGATATCATGCAAAGCAACAGGCAGCAGCTTTGCTACAATAATCTTTTGATGTCTGCTATCGATGATTTCAGCACGGCCCGCAACAATCTTAGCAAATTTCTTGATTGCGAGATTAAACCACATTGGCACGACTTGGCAGCGGAAGAACGCGCAAGCCAAGATCCACCAAAGAAACGCGGCAGGCCACGCAAGGCAAAATCTGATTAATGCAGCATTGCGCTGACGTCATCGTCAGCTAAGCCAGCCAAAGCCTCCACCATGCTTTGCGCAATTTGTTGAACGCTTGACCCATCAGTCAAGCGTTCTTCAATATATTCTGCCAGCGCGTCTAATTCCGCTTCCGCTTCATCATCGTTTTCTATCGGCATTATCAGCGTTAGCTTTATCATTTGCCCACGCTATCCCAAAAAAAAGACCATGCAAAGCTAATTGCTTCACATGGTCAAGTGTGTCGCTGATATGAGGTAAAGAGCAAATCAAGGCGCGACAAGCGCAGACAGGGAGGAAACTACGCTTGTCAAAAGCTAGGCCAGAACAGCCTAAAGATCAAGCCCCACAAAACCTCGAACAGAGCCACGTAAACCCAATTCAGCACCCACCCTAGCCCGTCGCATCGTTTCGCGCCTCTATGGCCCCTCTACGGGCTTCCAATCGCCATCTTCTATATATACCGCAGCACACTCCGCGCCAAGCGCAGCATATCCTGCCAAATCCACGAATCCATCCGCGTCCACCTGATGCGAGACGCGGCTAATCTTGAGAAGGCCCATCATCATGCACACGTCGGACGCTGTTAGCGTTTCCTTGCCCGCAATATACGCGTTCCACATAACCGCAATTCGCTGAAAGTTTTCTTGCGGCGGCCCATAATCCCGATTGCGTGACCCATGCACTAGCGTTCCAGCTTTCGCCAGCACCTTGCCGCGTGTCGTATCCGTATTCATTTTCGTTTCCCTTTTTCCAATTTAATTTTGCGCTTCAATATTTCTGCGCGCTCTGCTGCCGTCCAACGCGGCAAGCTTGCATCAAACCTGCGCCGGTTAGCGAACCCTTCCAATTCGGCAAGCGTCGAACAGCTTGCCAGCTTTTCATCAAATGACCTGCACCATTCAAGCCCGACAAAATGCCCGCAAGGGTAAGTCACCGCTTTACTTTCAGCAAACATACGATCCAACCATTTTTCCAAACCCTTTTTATTCATCTAAATTTTACCTTGGCAAAACCGCAGCTATGCAATCTAGCAAACAATAACATTACCTTAAGGTAAATGTTAATGTTGCTAGATTTCACAGCATTTAGCCAAAGTTATACCATCCTTAATAACATTTAATAACATTTATAACATTTTGACCCGTAACCCATTGATTTCATTGGCCTCGCAAAACGTTATCAAATGTTATCCCTTTTCATTTTGCCGTCTAATCCTTCACACGCCCATCTTTGCCCGTAAACCATACCAAACCCTCATTTTTGACCAAATGACCGCCCGCAATCAGCGCATCTATTGACCTCGTATAAGACTGGTTTGGGTTAGTTGCGCCGGTGATTTTGCCCTTAAAGTGATCCCGCAAAACTTCTTCGTCAATCGTCCAGTAGGCGCTTGCCTCTGGAAATCCTGCGCCCGCTGGGTTTGGTTGCCCGACGCGTTCACCGCGCAGCTGCGTAAAACACCGCTTGAGTAATAGTTGATTCTTGCCGCTTATCTTTGGCTTGCTGGCCTCCTCAATTTGCTCTGCGCTGGCCTCTGATATGGTGCAAGTTGTGACGGCATCGCCGTCTTCGTCTTGCCCTAATTCCACAACGTCCAGCACAAAATCAA